TTGCTTCGCAAAGTCTAGTGTGTTATACCTTTGCTTCCGGCTGACGCGGGAAAGGGGTTGGCGGCATACTCTGCGGTGCGGCAGAGGGTGGCGGCAAACGCTTTTTCGCGGCAGTAGGACAGGCGGATTTTGTGATGTGAGCTACAGCACAAACGCAGGATTTTTGAGAAGCAAAATCCGACTGGCCGGAAAAGGAGGCAGAGGTATATAAAGCCCCCGTCCCGCCGCAGCGCCGCCTTTGTTTCAGTGTTTCTTCCGCTTCCCTTTGCCGTGGGTCATGGTCGTTTTCCCGCGCTGGCTGATGGGGCTTTTCAGATACTTGGACTTTTTAAGTCCGCTGATGATTGAGACAAATTCTTCCTTCGTAAGTGTGTCATAATCAAGCCCAATAGTTGCCATGAACGCACGGATTTGCTTTTCTTCGGAACTGCCCTCAAAGTTCATTGCCTCCCGCAACTGGTTCTGCATATTTTCTGCAAAGGAGACTTCATCCGCAGTCATGGTGTCGGGGCGATGCTGCTCTCGAATATCACGGAGGATACCTTTCAGGTCATCTGCAATCAGGCTTCCGAAATATTCATCTTCCCGAATCTGCGCCACTTCCAGCGTCCGCAGGTGCAGGCCATTTTCTTCGCCGCCGTTTTTCATCAATGCCATCTGCCGGACAGCTTCCAGCACGGCGTTCATATCGTTGACGCGCATATCTGCGATCCGGTCAACGTAAATCTCCGCATCCAGTATGAAGCGCTGGAAATCTTTATGGCAGATCAGCTCCGACAGCAGCCGGTGGTTGAACTTGCCCGTTTTTAATACATCAATCGAAGCATCAATCAAACGCAGCTCATGCAGAGCTGTGTTTGGGCGATTTTTTGTTTCCGTCCGCCCCATCAGATAGTCGCAGGAAACGCCGTAATAGTCAGCCAGCACCAAGATGCTGTACGGGCTGATGTCTTTGCCGTTATCTGATTCATATTTGCCAAGTGCGGATTTCGAGATACCCACTTCGTTGGAAAGCTGTTCCAAGGTCAGCTTTCGCTCTACTCGTAAATCTTTCAACCGCTCTCCGATTGTCAGCTTGACTTGCATACAGCAGCCTCCGTTTCCATTTTCCTGTATTATATCATGCTTTTCCGTTTTGTGTCTCAAAGCGTGGAAAATTTCAACTTCTACCCCACTTTTCCTTCCTCTCGGATATACGGGAAAGTGGGCGTTTTCTTACTAAAATTTAGCCATAACCTACGCAGCACCTTGAAAATTTCATGACCGTCCGATGAGGATATGCTTTCCGGAAAAGCACCGCATTCCGTGTGCCAAGGAAGAGACAACGCCGGGGTAAGAACTCGGGCAGGAACGGCATCGGGCAGAACGGCGAAGTTCAATTATTTTATAGGAGGAAACAGGTATGGATTTATTTACACAAATCAAGATGGCAGTTTCCGTGAAGGAGGCTGCCGAATACTACGGATTGGAAGTAAACCGTGGCAACATGGTTTGCTGTCCCTTCCACAATGACCGTACGCCCAGCATGAAGTTGAATGAGGATTACTTTTACTGCTTCGGTTGCGGGGCAACTGGTGACGTGATCGACCTTGTGGCAAGGCTGTTCAACCTGAGCAGCTATGATGCGGCGAAGAAGCTGGCGTATGACTTTGGGATTGACCCGGACAAGCCCCCGGCTGCGGCAGCGCTGCGGAAGCCGCTATACCCGCTGGCAAAGGCGTTCCAGAGAGAGGAACTGCACTGTCGGCGGGTATTGTGCGATTATCTGCATCTTCTGGAAAACTGGAAGGTGCAGTACGCACCCGAAACGCCGGAGGAATTTGGGGCCCCCATCGGAA